CGGCATCTGCGGCAAGTACAATAGGATTCGCTTGAACAGGTTTAGAAATAAATAAATTAAGTGCAAGTAACCAAGGGATAATAAATAGTGAGATCATTTTTTTATTCACATCAAACCTCCTTATTATTAAAGGGCATAGTTGTAAGCTATGCCCTTATGTATTTATATGAAATTATAGCGAAATGCCAATTAGAGAGCAGTTTTTGCTTTGGATTGAACGAACGCCAAACCCTTTTTAACACCAAATCCGATTGCCCATAATGTAATACCGATAGGAACAAGAATAGTCAGGAGAGCCATCACAGTTGGAACCATGTTGTCAGCGAAACCAGAGATAATTGTAGTTACGCCAGCATCTAATAGAGAAACACCTACACCTACAGCCATATTTTTTCACCTCCCTTCAATGAATTACAATTACATTGCCTTATAAGTATAAGCACGAACTAATTGCAAACCCTTTCTAATAGCGAAACCAATAACCCATAAGGCAATACCGACAGGAACAACAAAACCAATAAGAGCCAAAACCGTTGGAACAAAATTAACAGTTGAGATATTTATAAGATCAGTAACACTAGAAGGTAATAAATTCACATCCTCCCTCCAATCTATAATCTAAATTTAAACAGGTAATTGACCCATTTAAAGATTACCCTAGTTAATAAAAGGTAAGTTACATAGACCGCAATCAGCGTGAAAACTGACCAGACGATCACCGTCATTAAGTCATTAGTAGTCTGTGAAAGTGTAACCGTCATAACCTCCGCATTTGTAAAACCGTAGAGGGCAGAAGCTGGGTCTGTTTGTGGTGTCAATGTTATCTACCCCCATTTTTTTTTCAAATACGGAGTAATTACAAGAGTTATCAATATTATGAAAGTACCGTAAATGACATCATACTTATACGGCGTAAAGAAATCAGATGGAAACAAAGACACAAGAAAGTTAATTTAAAGCCTTCATGGACACATATGGTTTCCCTTGAAATGACCCTTTACGAATTTCAACATTCAGAAGAACACTAGCACCCAATTCTGGAAACTTAAAACCGTCTGAGACTTTCACCTTAACTTTATCCTCTTGACCGATTTGATTTAAGATAACAGATGTCGTTACTTTATCGCCATTTAACTGAACTGATGTACCCTCATATGTTCCTTTAATTTGAGCAAGCATTTTTGCGACCCCCTTAGTTTTTTTATTTTCTATATGGAGTATACACCACGACATATATGACGTCAATAGCTTATTTTAAAACAATTTAATTTATTGATACGTATATTAGATAAGACAAAAAAGTCGTGATATATAATAGGTTATTGTAGCAGTATTTGTCAATAGGTTTTTATTATATGTATGTTATAATTAAGAACAAAAGGGAAGGATACAGTGAGAAAAATCAACAATATCAAGGAATACAGACTAAAAAACGAATTAACACAAGAGTACATGTCCCGTAAACTTGATATATCCCTTAGACATTTTCAACGAATCGAATCAGGAGATAGTTCACCAAGTGTTTATATTGCTATGGCAATAGCCGTAATACTCTGCCAGAATATCACAGCATTATTCCCATAATTAAAAAAGTGTAGGTTGTGTGATATAATCAATCTTAAGTTCTAGATGTTTAGGTATCGGCAGATCATTAATAAAACATGAGAAAATAACGTCCGAATTAAATTGTTTTTCGTCAAAAGGCTTAAATTCATATTTTGGCTTATCGTGTTTTTCTAAAGGATATACTAATTCTTTTTTGTTTTGGTCTGGTGATTCTATATATTCTTCAAGTTCAGCGAGTGAGTGTTCTTTACAAGAGAACTCTGCCACTCTAACATAATCATTTTCGTACTTTGGGACTATCTGTTTTATGATAGTCCCTCTCTTTATTTCTAGTGATTTATTTAAACCTTTAGAAGAATAAAACATATGAGCACCCAAGACACCGACAGAACGTGAAAGCTCTTTAGTAAAATATTTCGCTATATACTTACTACATGCTTCTTGAGACCGAATTAATTCTAAGTCATTAAAGCCAAATTTGGCACCATACGAATCCCAATTAAAGATTATAGCCCCATTATGTATCTGCTTACGAAGAAACGACGTAGGGGCAGTTTGTTCGGTAAATTGTGTAAGTTCTGAAACAGGTAAACCTTGTATAAATCCATGCATATGCCAATTCAATTTATCCTTGTGAAGTTCGGGAACAAGAATATAATCCAGTTTAACACCAAGCTTTTTTCCTTGATCTCTTATCCATTGAGAAAAGTCTTTTTGAAATTTTACAAGATCGTCACGTTGATATTTTTTTTTATCTAATGTGAAAGTTGACCAGTATTTCCATTGATTACATGTAATTAGTTCAAACACCTTCGCCCTAGCACGTGATATGTTTTCTCGCAATTTCACTTCGTTGATTGTGCCTTTTTTAATTTTATCTGGTAAAGGAAGTTTTGATACTTGTTTAGGCAAAAATCGTAAAGCTGACTTAAAAGTAGTAAGTTTATAAAACGAATCACCATATTTTTTCAAAATGGCATAATTTGAGGATACAGAAACATCTTTTATTTTTTCTTGCTTTGTTCGAGTATCTTGTTTAGGGGTTTTTAGTTTATTTTCACGTGGTGGCGGCGGCGGACCGTAAAACGGAAGCTGACCGTAAGTCTTTAAATGGGGTACGAAAGGAAGATAGTTCAATGTGTGCCAACCTCATTTCCCCGATTTATGATACATAGTCAAGTAGGGTTAGAACGATTTTTTACAAACAAAAGAAAACAGACCTACTAAAGCAATGAAACCAAAAATACCGACAATAAGTATAAGAAATACACGTAACACCTCAGGGTCATACATTTAACGCACCTCCAAATAATTCGACATTAGCTCAGCTGCCTGAATGAAAATCGTTCGACATTAGTTCACCCAGTCGAATAATTGCCGACCAATATATTCCGTATAACTAGGAGGAATAGCCAAAACAATTTCACGTCTAGTCATCCAATCAATTCCCATAGCTATGCCAGCCAAATCAATACTTTTAAATTCATTACTAACAACGGTTAAATAATCACCATTAACAACAGAATTGCGCTTATAACGAACACTAGGAGGACAAATTAAAGGTAAATTAGATTCAAACCATCTACGACGAATAACGCCCAAATCGAACATTTTACCAGAAAGCTCAATATAATCAATCAAAGGACTACCAGGAACATTTTCGATAATATATGGTTTTTCTAGCTGTATTAAATAAAAACGGATCCTTTCAACTAGATCGTCATAAACATGACCAGATTGACGAGCAGAAACCGTAGAAATAGAATAACTATGGCACGGTGGACTGGCATGTATAACATCAAATTGCCGCAAATCATTAGTTCTTAAAAATTCAAAAACATCAGCTTGAATAAATGGGAATGGATAACCACGATACCCAATAAGATCAACACCAACAACGTCGAAACCTGCACGGCTATAACCAACAGAACAACCACCAGCACCACAGAATAAATCTAATAATTTAGGTTTAATCATAAAATAAAACCTCCAATATTTTCGACATTAGTTCAGCTGCCTGAATGAAATTATAGAATGCGTAGTCCAGGAAATTATACTGTTAGGTTAACCTGCTTTTCAGCACGACAAGAATCACAATCAACACAGAAAATACAAGGGATATTAAGATAACAGACCACATTTAAACACCTCCTTATTAAAATTTAGATTTTAACTAGTTCGTGAGCGTGGTCGCATTCAACTATTATTTATTCGCCTAGAGAATAGTCCCGTCTTCATCAAAGGGAGTATTGGGGAGGGCGTACGGGTATGTTTCGTTAATTGCAATAGTAATTGCTTTTCTTAAAAAATCTACCTTAGTACAATTAAGATGCTTACATACTAATTCAAGTTCTTCCTTTTCTTGCGGGAATACATCAAACCTCAAAACAACTTTAGCGACTGACATAATAAAAACCCCTTTCTTATTGATACTAATAATAATACATAACATACCGTTATGCAAGGTATATCATGTATTATTTATTATTTATTTATATTTAAATAATGGGGTGTCCCCCTGCAAGCTTCGCAAAATGCAGGGAAACCCCCCAACCCTTATTTATTTCTTTATTGCTGTTTGGATTAGTCCGTTTACCTCTTTAAGTAATGAATTCCTATCAATTGATGTTACATTTTTTTTGACTACTCTAACATCGGCTTGACCAGTTATATCAATTCTGTCTACTATTTGAGTAGTATTATATGCCCTGTAATGCTTATTAGTAGCTACAAATCTATTTGTAAAATCTCTATGTAAACGAAGCTTAATAGAATCTTCGTGATACTGTTCATATTCAGGTGCCTTATAGAAATCATACGTAAAGTACCGATCAGCCTTTAAGACGTTAGCACACACAACAACATAATCTACCGATTCTCTAATTTGTATAGCCATACGACTATAAACAGGCGTTGAAGCAAAGACCATTAATTGTGATTTGCGGCATTGTGTCAATTTCCATAATAGATCAATAGGGAAATCCTTAAACTTCTGACTAGTAAAGGTTGATTGTATTTCGTCAAAGATAAGTATGGTACATTTAGGTAAACCAATAATATCTTCCCAAGAATTAATCTTGCCATTTTGCCCCACCATATTAAAATTAGTATAAATAGAAATATGCTTTTCTGGATATTTTTTCTGATACTGGAGTGCAAGAGTACATGCTCCTAGGGTCTTTCCCGAACCATAATAACCGACGAACCCCCAGATCCCGAACATTTTGAACCGATCTTTACCATGGAAAAAATCATATACCACCCATTTAAGGAAATCAGCAAAATTAAAGAACTGCCCATACAAAACCATATATTTAAGATGTTTCCAACGTCTTTTTAATGATGATTTACGTTTAGAACGTGTAATTATAGCTATATAAATAATTTTCAATAATATATAAACTAAAGATATAGCTACAATAGTACCGATAACAGTACCAATAAGTATTAAAAGACTTTTAAATATTTCCATGATGTAACCCCCTAAGATAAACAACGCCTAAATCATGGACACAAGCAACTAACATAGATAATAAACTCAGTTTAATCATTAATACTATCATCTGGCAATTACCCGCATTATTGCTCTTGCACTATATAGCAATGAGCCGATCACATAAGCTGTGATAAGAATTGATAGTAATATAGTCATGATTTACCCCCTAATTATTCCTATTACCCATTTTCCAAACCGATAAAGCAAAGACCAATTATCGACTAATCCCATAACAGTAAGACATGCTACAACAATCGTGAGTGGTAGAAAATACGAAGCACTTTGAAAGACACCTATTAAAAAACTAAATGCACCATCTATTGCCGCCATAAATTCATCAGAAAACCCAAACTTCGGCAGAATGGAAGCAATTACAGACACTAACCAGGTAAGGACAGTATTCATGATATCCATTAAATCACCTGCCCTGAATAGATTTTACGGTAACAATAAAGCCAAGTCATAATAATAAGACCAAAGCCTATAATACCTCTAAAATATTCCATAACAGAAACACCGGCGAACTTAAATGTATCTAAATATCCAAAATCAATTAATACATAATCATCTTGTGGAAATGGTGAATGAACATGCGTCAACCCTTCAAAACAGTTAATCATAGCATTAAGAGGAATAGTAACCTTGGGTGCTACACCGATACCAGTGTCCATATCTAATAATTTTTGCATTGTTAAACCCATAGGGCCCAAAGGTATTTGTCCCATAGAACCAGTTATTAATGGTGTAGCTACATTTGGTACAGCAGTACCAGTTAATTCGGCAGTATTTGCGGCATCTGCGGCAA